CTCCATTCCCTGCCTCTTATGCTCGGCATCATGAGGCAAGTAATGCTCCCCCCACGTGTAGCCTAGTTCATTTAATTTCTTAACGTAATAATTGTAAGGCTCACCCCAGCCCTCGATAAATCCAATAAAATTATCGAACTGACCTACGCGCTGGTGCAACCATATTGCCGTACCGTCCCCGCTTCCGATATCCCAGAAAGTGTTAACCGGAATACCATCTTTAATTGGTAAGCTTGTTATTCGATTCTCTTTACGTGCTCTTGTCATCTGTACTGTGTAGTAGCATCCCTGTTTAGACTTCTGGAAAGCCTCTTCTGGCGTGCTAGGGTACTCCTGCCACATCTTTTCCTCCTCTCCAGAGAATTCAGCGTCACGTGTCGCTGTCCACCACGCTCGCTGATTATCGGTTATAGATTCACCCGTCTTTCCTTCTATCTCATCAAAATATTCATGATCCTTATCTGTCATAATCACGTTCTCACTATCGATAGAATACCGCTTTTCACCCCACCATGGATAAAAAAGAAAGTTAAACTCCTTCGGGTTTAGCTTTGCACCCGAATCCTTTAGTTTTTTTGCTCTATCTGTCATCTTATAGAACTCGCCGTCCTGACCTTCCGCTGTGGATTCAATAAACACTACGCCGTTGCTTGGAACCGCTGGTATAGATCCGGTTACAACCTCATAAGCCCTATCAGGGAACTTGGCGCATATCTTGCCGAACTCCGATACATGAAGATACTGAAGTGTTCCAGATCTCATCGATGTTGCGACACGAACCGAGCTGTTATTGTGAGCGAATAGTAGCTCTGACTGACTATCACGCCCAAGCGGCATTGCATCGCGCAGCATGGAGGGAAGATTCTTGTAAGCAAACAGTATTTTATCTCTGAATATTGTTTTTGCTATCTCTTCAGACTGAGCAATAATGCCCGCCCTGACGTTTTCTCTGAATAGCGCACAATCGAGAAGGTAAATATCTATAAGAGTTGTGAAGCCAAGTTGACGAGCCTTAAGAATTATGTTTCGTGTGTGCAGATTGTATAGTAATGACATCTGCGCTTCGTTGAGAATGAATGGCTTTATTAATATGTCGTCTTCATCATCGCCCTTTACCATGATCTTGTACAGCTCGCCGCTAGTCAGTCGCCACCACGGATCAGAAAGCTTAGATTTTAGCTCATCTATATCTTTATTTGGGCTCAATTGTATTTCCCGATATTTCTTTCAATAAATCAGATATGGGGTTAACGTCAATTTCAACTTTCTTAGCGTCATTATATCCAGCGACATCGGCAAGCTGCTTCATTGCTGTTAAAGGTGAATGCTGCTTGATCTTAAACCCCTCCTTGCCTGCCGTTACTTCAGCAATTGACGCCATAGTGACACCATTAATGTATGCCGATTCCTTTATAGCCCAGGCTGATTGCTCGACCTCTTCCCCGTCATTGCCTTCGTGCATCTGGGTACGCCATTCGATTAAATCTGACATGTTAGCCCTAGCTATAGACGAAAGCCTCTCAAGCATCTCTTGGCGAGTCATAACGGCCTTAGAAACGGCAACCGAGCGCATAGAGCAAAGGAATTTGTCAACCTTAAGATTGCTTAGGAGCTCCGAGGCTGAGGCCTCCTGAGATTTAATGCCTTTTGCCTTGCCGCCCCCATCCCTGTAGGAATCGATATTACTCTTTCCCTTAAGAGATTCGATACATACTTTCTGTTGGAGCGGGCTTAATTTATTGAATAATAGCTTCTGATCGTCGTTCATTTCGAACTTGTATTTCTTTGCGCTCATGTGACTTAGATCCCGTGGGTTGTCTAATGTGTGAGCGATCATTTTACCTTGTATTAAATAGTAAAACAACTAAGCCTTAATCTCTCACTAAAACGTACATGAGTTGCTGATTGTCGCGGCGTATTTGAATCGGAACGTTAACCAGTAATTCCGATAAGTCACGCAATGCAGATCTTAGCTTTGGCAAATCGGGCTGATATTTGAATGACGTCACACTATCCCCAATCGACATAGTAAAGCCCGTCACGCTGTCTTCGTCACTTGCCCCTGAGTATCCGAAAACTGGCTTGCCGTCCGCGATGACCTCAACTCTCGTGTCCGTTTCGGCTTCTGATATTTTACGAACAACGCTTAGCACTTCACTTAGATCGTGCTCAACCTCGACGGTGTATGGATCCGCATCGCCGAAGCTAATGACTGTTGACGCGACCGCAGAAAATGGCATAAATAAAACCAACATGCCCAGCATTGCCAAAAATGATAACTTTTTACTCTTCATACTTTACTGCCTCTCATTTTAGCCGTGCGAATGCATAGCCTTGATTAAACTTTTTGCCCATCTGTATAGCCTTATTGCGCCATGTCCAACTACTACGCCTGCATACAGCGTGTGTGCCCAGAATAATGAGGTGGTCACTCTTAGTTCGTAGAAGCTACTTCCCTTTTTTCTTTACGTCTTAGAAGCTTCCCTTGCTCGACAAGTGCGCTGACACCCCTTACCGCTTTTTTTGGATTGCTCCAGTACTGAATATACGCTCCTGTATGTTTTCCGTGCCCACAACACGCATTCATAATGCTCTTGTCTTCCAGATCACCCATGCATCCATCGTGACCTTCAGGAGATGGCAGTAGGCCGCACTTGTTACATCGCCCATATTGACCGCTCCCCGCTAAGTCAGGCGTATAAGTCCCAGTTATATCGATACCTCCTTGCCAGCATACGAAGACGCAGTGTCATGACAGCTCTTACACATATAGACCGATTGTTCATCAAGAGGGTGATCGCAAAGCTTTACGTTTTCAGTCGTTGTGCAGCTCTCGCATATGCCCGTAGTATCTTTTGGGATTATAACGACGCTTGATAGAGCACTCTTGATCAAATCGTGATCTTCAGATGACATGTGTGCTCCTTCAAGGTATCTCAATATAAACCTTATGTCTCCGTTCATGAATCGCCTTCTATGGTTTGCATTTGATTAACCTCAATAATCGAATTTAATAACCTGCGGTGCGTAAAGTGAAAGCCAAGCTACCATCAGCTCCTTTGCGTCATCCTTTCCTAGCTTCATAGAATCGGCGCCAGAATCATCCGAGGGAATAATGTAACACACCATTCTCATCTACACTTAAAAAGCCCGCAACGCCTGATATGTAAGCTGATTCTATATTTCCATCGCTGCCAATGCCGTAGCCGAGGGTATCTTTTTTTATCGGAATTATATTACTCACGATCTATCCTCTTTACGTATTTAGCGTACATCCCAGACGCAATTTCATCTTGAGTCTGAATTACCTCTTCTGCGAACGCTTCCAGGTCAGCTTGATCTTTGATGTCGTCTTTAAATTGAATCATCACATCCGCTTTTCTTGACAGATGCTTGACTTTATCAGAATTCTCTCGGTCATCCTCAAGCTGAGTCATCATTTCAAAATCGTCGTCATCACTAGAAAGACGTTTCTTTATTTCGTCAACATCGCTTGATTCCTTGATGTACTCGATGTCGTCACTACGTATGACGCTTAGCGGTTCACCCATACGACACCTATTTTTAAGAAGGATTATTTCTTCTGAGTATTCCAAAAAAAAACGAGACCAACCGTTAATAGATCCATGAACGCGGTCAACGGTAAATAGGTTAATAGCATCCTCCCAGCACCCGTAGCCACTCAAGCTATTAATCATTTCATCTCTAGTCATTTTTCATCACTCATTGCTTGCTTTATTGCAAGGCTTTGCTGCGAGAATTGAAGCTCGATTACTGTCTCTTCGAGATTGTCAATGTCGTCTTGTAGTCTGTTTATGCTTTCTTTAGAGCTATCTTGCAATCGATTAATGTCGGCCTTTGAAACTTCGTAAATGTATTTTGTTATCACTACACTTGAGATCAATACAGTCAAAGACATCGCGATAGAGACGGGCGCCGCTATCATCTTAAGAAAATTGTTGAACTTTTGGTTCAAAATAATACCTTCAAAACTGCATCAGTTGCCACTGCCGCGAACACGCACCCAGGGCCAAGCGTGCATATTAGAAATAACCCGAACTTTGTTTTCACGAAATTAGCCATTTTCCTGATCTCCAATTGATTTTCACACCGAATTATACCATTTTATTTCTATTGCTCGTACCAATTATTTTCAATGCAAATATTATGCATTTCAGGAATTGACTTATGTGAAAATATATCACCGCTATCGACACTCATTTCATCACTCCAAGTCTTTTAATTACCGTGAACATCACCGACAACATCACCGAAAACATCACCGTGAACATCACCGAAAACATCACCGTGA